TCACAATAGCTGGGATCTCTTCGAGAGAGACCCGAGTACCGTGTTCAATTTCGTAGGATAGGCGGATAACTGACATATTGACAAGACACAAAACAATAAAGGACGTAATGGAGCCCATGAGTTGACCCCAGACCTGGGGGACATCCTCAATCAGGTGACCCGTGAGACTCTTGTGAAAGAGCTCTCGAATATCCTGAGGCATTCCTACAGCATCACAAATTCCATCGACACACACGCCGGATAAGTAAGGATCGAGGAGGTCTGTCGCACTCTGGTAATCCAGAGAGTGAAACGTTCCAGACGAACCACGAAAGACACCCGAAAGCATCTTTGGCGTAACTGTCTCACCAATCAGAGAGAAGCAACGAAGCTTTCTCATCTGACGGTGTAGGAATTTCTGTACTGGCTTGAGGGTGAAGTATGTCAGTGGGGGTCCCTTCGAGATGACCCTCACCTTCAATGCCTCTGGAAGGGCGACCAACTTTACGTTGGCCACTTCACTCCTCGCACGTTCACGTACACCCTCAAATACCTCTCGGTATCTGTTCTCTACCTTGACCCGAAAGTCAGGAGAAACACTTAGGTGAACGTGATTTTCGTCTTCGATCTCATCGTCATTCGATTTCCTCACAAGTGCGGATTGGTACAGTGCTTTGGCCGCAGCCTCAGACACTGTGTTCATCACGAACGCTTCATCCATCAATGTTCCAAACGTGCCGAACTCAGAACGAGTGTCGACATAATTGGCTTTTACTGATGGAGCGTAGGGGTGAAAGAGGTCTGCCTCGGTGATGTGCCGAGTCAGAGCCTCCGTACAAGTTCGTTTTATCGCCTCGGCTATTACGGCCGTTGAGGTGAATTTCGAGCTTGGTACGTCCTTTACCGTAGTGAGAGTCTTCGCGGTACCCACCAATGCCTGTTTAAGGGCATCTTCTCCTGGTCGTGGCATCCCCTTTTTGGAATAAAGGACGCCAACTGCGAACGAGTCGGCTGCTGGGGAGTCCATGATGACTCTCAAGAACCGACCGAGCGTAGATCCAGCAAGTTGAAAAGGAGCGTCCTCAGCGTCGAAAGGTTTCGGCGGAAGAGGGTTTTCCAAATGGTAGGCCATGAAGGCCGCTAGCTTATACTTTAGAAATTTAATCCACCCACACTCAGCGGAGCATAATGCCCAGTGAGTAAGGGTCGACCTACGATCGAACGAATCCGAGCGAAAGCCGTAAAGTTTAGCGTAGTCGAGAAGAACATCGAGAGATAGATTGAGCTTTTCCATATCACCGCGTGAACAACGCGGCGGAAGGGTGCCTCCTATCATTGGCACTGAGCATTTGACTTCATCCTCCCGTGGTGACGAAGAGTTTCCTTGGGTGACCTGATCCTGTTTGGTTTTG